TGAGACTGAACTTGTTTAAAGATTATGAGTCTATGGATAGTGATGCTATAATTTCCTCAGCTCTTGACATTTATGCTGACGAATCTACGATGAAATCAGAATACGGTGATGTTTTAGAAATCAAAACTGATAATGACCAGATAAGAGAAATATTACATAATTTATTTTATGATGTAGTGAATATTGAATTTAATTTATGGCCTTGGGTTCGTAATATGTGTAAGTATGGTGATTTCTTTTTGAAACTAGAGATAGATGAAAAATACGGTATCACGAATGTTGTACCTCTTTCAGTTTATGACACATCAAGAATTGAAGGAATCGACCCTGAGAATCCTGAATATGTAAAGTTTCTTATCGAATCAACAACAAGTGAACATAGATATAAAGCTGAACGTTCCTCAACAAGGACAGAATTAGAAAATTATGAAGTAGCTCACTTCAGATTATTATCAGATTCAAATTATTTACCTTATGGTAAGTCCCAAATCGAGGGTGGTAGAAAAACTTGGAAACAAGTAACATTGATGGAAGACGCTATGATGATTCATAGAATTATGAGAGCTCCTGAAAAAAGAATTTTTAAACTTGACATAGGTAATATACCTCCTGCTGAAGTTGATAATTATATGCAAAAAGTTATCAACAAGATGAAGAAAGCTCCTGTTGTTGATGAAGACACTGGTGATTACAACTTACGATACAATATGCAAAACATAACAGAAGACTTCTTCTTACCAGTACGAGGTGGTGATAGTGGTACGAGTATCGATTCATTACCAGGTTTAACTTATGAGGCTACAGAAGACATTGAGTATCTTAAAAATAAATTATTATCATCTCTTAGAATACCTAAAGCGTTTTTAGGATTCGAAGAAAATGTTGGTTCTAAAGCTACTTTAGCTGCTGAAGATGTAAGATTTGCTCGTACAATAGAAAGAATACAAAGAATAGCTATAAGTGAATTAACAAAAATGGCTATCGTTCATTTATATGCTCAAGGGTATCAAGATGCTGATTTAGTCAATTTCGAACTTGCTTTGACAAGTCCCTCAACAATATACGAACAAGAAAAGATTGAACTCTGGAATAGTAAAACAAGTTTAGCTTCTTCAATGTTACAAGATGGACTTGTGTCTTCAGAATGGATTTACAAAAATGTATTTGGTTTTACTGAAGAACAAATTAAAGAAGAAGATGATAATATAGCCTTTGATTACAAACAAAAGTTTAGACGTTCCCAGATTGAGAATGAAGGTAACGACCCAGCTAAATCAGGTGAAGCAAAAGGTACTCCATCAGATATGGCAATGGGAAGAACAGGACACGAATTAGATGATAAGGGAGGAGCACCAGAAGGTGGGTTTGAAGGAGCAGGAAGACCGAAAGAACCTAACAAGTATGGAAAAGATAGTGGTGCTCGAGGTAGAGACCCATTAGGAGCTCACGATATGAAGAAAGGTGGTAGTGGAGCACCTAAATATGGTAGACCGCTTGCTCTAGCTCACTATGATGCCTTGAAAAAATCGATGAATTTTAATAAAGTTGATACAAAAATTATCACGGAAACTTCTGAAGTTGAAAAAGAGTATAAGGATGAGGTAACTTCTTTAACTAAAGACACTTCAAATGAATAATTATTATTTAACTTTATATTTATTTATGACAAAATATATAATGAAATGGAGTATTATATAATGGCTCGCAAATTAAAGCATTCTAAAATAAAGAATACAAGTATTCTTTTTGAATTACTAACAAGACAAATTACAGCTGATGTTTTAGCTGGAAAAAGCACTAAATCAGTTAAAATAGTCAAGAAATATTTTAATGAAGAAACAGAACTAGGTAAAGAATTACAATTTTATCGTATTTTATCTGAAAAACATTATCACTCAGAAACAAAAGCCAGAGATTTACTATCTGCAGTTGTTGAATCAAGAAAAAAACTTAGTAATGCAAAGTTACGTAATGAAAAATATAATTTAATCAAAGAAATAAAAGAGAATTACAACTCGACAGATTTTTTTAATGGTAGAATTACTAATTACAGATTATTAGCAGCTATCTATAACACTTTTTTATCAGAAAGTGCTACTACCGTATCATTTAATCCGGAACAAACTACAAGTTCCAAACACACGATTTTAGAACATATTACAAATAAAAAAATCACAACAAAACAAGTAAAAGATAAAATTTTAAAAGAGTATTCTCAAAACGACAAAGATTTGAGATTACTTACATATCAAATTTTGGTAGATAAATTTAATACAAAATATAAGTCATTAAACGAATCTCAAAAAAATCTACTTAAAAGTTACATTAATAATATCAGTAATACAAATTCATTACGTGAGTTTGTAAATATAGAAGTCAAAAAAATCGAAGGATTACTCGAAAAACACGTTGACCAAGTAAGTGATACAATCACAAAGATAAAATTGACCGAGTCTATAAATCAAATAGGTAATTTGACAAAAGGAAAAATTGTAAACGAAAAACAAGTTTTGACTTTAATGAGATATTATGAACTTGTTAAGGAGATTGAAAATGTCCACTCAAATTGAACGACTTAGAGCGTTAGTCCGAGAACTCATCAAAAAAGAATTAGAGGAAGTTTCTGTAACAGGAGCTATTGATGGTGGTGAAGGTCCTCCTAAAACTCCTTACGCATTCCAATCTAAACCTAAAAAGAAAAAAGATAAAGAAAAAGAAAAGAAAATAGCTAACGCAGCAGGATACTCAAAAGTATCTGAAGCTAGATTTGCTTTAGATATAAAAGATGAAGGTGGTGTGAAATTGACAATCATAGTTGACGCAGGTTCAGCAGGAGCGGCTAAAATGAAAGTAGCTAGAAAACTCAAAGGTGGTGCAAAAAGTATATCCAATGTAAGGAGAGTTCAACCTGGTAAGGCTAAACAAGTTGATAAGAAACTTGAAAATGTTAATGAGGGAAAGTATCACGATTATAGAAATGATGAATCTTTATCACCAAAACAAAAAATTGGATATTCAATGAGAGAAGTCAGAGATAAATTAAATGAATTAGACAGACTTGTCAAAATGAATGTCAGACTGAAGAATGAAGTAGGTGTTGATTCTACATCTTATTGGAAAAGAACACATTCAGCAATGAAAAAAATTAGTGAAAGATTAGTAAAACTAGCTAATAAAGTTGGTCAACTTTACTAAAAAATAAAACGGAGTTTATAGTGAAACAATTAATCGTAGATTATTTACCCTTTGAAATTAAACCTGAACAAATATCAGAATCCATTAGTGAAAATAATGGTAAATTGGTTGTTAGAGGAGTTCTACAAAGAGCTGAAGCTGAAAATCAAAATGGTAGAATTTACCCTAAAGAGATTCTACATAGAGAAGCTAAAAAATATACAAAAGAATTTATTAAAGAACGTAGAGCTATGGGTGAGTTAGACCATCCCGATAGTTCAGTCGTGAATTTACAGAATGTATCTCACAACATTAAAGAAATGCATTGGGAAGGTGATAATCTATTAGGTACCGTTGAAGTGTTAAGTACACCAAGTGGTAATATATTAAAAGAATTATTCAAGTCTGGTATCAAACTTGGTATCTCTTCTCGTGGTATGGGTTCAGTTGAAACCGTCAATGAGGATGACCGTCAAGTTACACAAGTACAACCTGACTTTGAACTTATAGCATTTGACTTTGTATCTAACCCATCTACTCACGGAGCCTTTATGTATCCAATGAATGAGTCGGTAGATAAAGATTTACCAGCAGGTAGAACTTGCGGAGAATATTGTAAAGTAGAAGCTATCATCAATGATATAATGAGAGGATAAAGATGAAAATTTTAGAATCATACAAAAAAATAGCAAAAAGTATGTTGACAGAACATGCTTGGGATAGAAAGTTCGGTGAACCTCTCCCAACATTAGCTGACGTAATGAATGAAGCTTCACAAGATGATGACGATTACGTACATATTGGTTACGGTAAATATAAAGAAAAAAATATGGTCGATGACCCACAAGCTCCAACCTATTCAAAAAATCCGGCAGGAGCATTTGTACTAGATAAAGAAGATGATAAAAAAGATTCAAAAGACGGTGATGATAAAGAAGCTCCTAAGGGAGCAGGTTTAGATTCTGATGATTTCGAAAGAGACTTCGAAGATGATGAGGACGCTAAGGCAGCTGCTTTCGCTGATATGGAAGATGAATTTGGTGATGATGATATGGACGAAGGTCACGGTAAAATTATTACAATAAATGGAAAAAAATATAAACAAATCGAAAAGAAACCTATAGATGCATCTCACTGCTCTTAATAGGTCAGGAGTAATATTATGAGTCAACCCACACAAAAAATGGACAAATACAATAGGTCTGTCCAACATCAATGATTCCATCACGCAACTTGGGGGTCTCCTAAGTATAAGAATGAAGGAATAGGTGAAGTAACTTGGCATTCTCTAACAGAAGATGGGAAAGTCGAAGTTTGTAATATTAAATTTGGTGATAAACACTACAAAAATGTAAGTGTTGAACATCTTAATCCAGTTAAAATACAAGAACATTCTCACAAAAGAAGTGGTAATGAACTTGATGATAAGAAAAAGAAAAAGAAGAAAAATGAAACGATTGATTTTAAAGACACTTATAAAAGAATCGGTGGAAAATGAGTAAAAACTATACTGGCATGATGAATAAATGGAAAGATTGGAGACTAGACAAAGATACATCTCTAAAAATTTCAGAAGATAAAATCAAAACGGGATTTGCTGGATATGACAATTACTTTAAAACTATCGAAGGACATATGGTAAGTGTGGGTCGTAGTCTAAAGACTTTAATTAAAGATTTAGCTCAAGATACAAAAGATGGTGATGCTGATTACAAAAAACAAGTAAAAGAATTACAATCGTTCTATAAAAAATATGTGATTGAGATGGATGTAAAATTTAAGCAGTTTAAAAGGAAAAACACGTGATTAAACTTCAAGAATTAATCGAAGAAAATTGTCATTGTGGGGACTCTTGTTGTGAATCAAAAGAACCTATGAATGAAAGTGTCGATGATTTAT